AAAACCCCAACTTTTGTTGGGGTTTTTATATTATTATGTTTTAAAATATTAATATCCAGCAACGAATGGTGGAGATATTGTAAAGTTATTATCAATGTACTCATCAATCCAGTAATCACACGCGAAGTTAGCAGCAACTGGTTCTAAAATACCTTGTCCACTATAAGCAAGTGAAGGACCAGCGACACCTTTTAATTGGCAGTTTTGGAAAGTTACTCTTCTCAATACAAGACCTTTTTTATCGTGTTGGTTTACAATAATAGTACCAATACAATCTGCCTTATAATGTAAGTAACCGTTTTGTGAATTCCATGCTAAATCGTACCAAGCTCTCAATGCTGCCCAAGTTTCCATAGATCCATTATTATTCACGTTAACATTAAATGTTATCTGAAAATCATCAATACTTGATGAATCAGGACCAGCATTTAAAAACAAACGAGTTGTATATTTAAATCTTTGGTTAGAAGTAGCAATTGACTTATTTGTAATATTAAGATCGATGTTTTGAGCTTGTTGTAAAAGTAAAACAGGATCTCTACCTTGTGCTTGTAAAATTGTTGGAAGAACAAATGTAATTTCAAATAAATTTAAGTACACTGGTTCTTGTGGATTTGTACCAGGTCCGCCTGGACTACCTGTTACCAATAGTTGCGTAAAATGTGGAAGTGGCATAACTATTTTTTATTATTTTTTTATTTAATTGTTTGACAATTATAAAGTATATATTCAATTTATTTTTGTCCCAATTACTTTATTATATATTGATATAGAAAACTAACTTTTTTCCATTTATACACTATTAAAACAATAATAGGGAATAATTATATAAGTATATATATTAAAAAATAAAGAAAAATAATGGCTACTAATAAAAATAACGAAATGTCAGAAGAAGATTTCCTTAGAAGACATCTTGAAGACCAGGAAAAACCTAACTTTAATCCTTCAAAAACCATGGCTAATGAAATTACATATCAACAATCGGACTCTACAAGAACAACCGATCTTCAGTATTTCAGTTTCGATGTAAAGGATCTTCCTTGTGGAAAATTTTACCCAACAGGAACAATATTAATGATTAGACCAGCTCAAGTTAAAGAGATTCAAGCATACTCAATGGTTGATGATAACAACTTCTATGATGTAGTCGAAAAAATGAATGATATGCTACAAGCATGTGTAAGAGTCAAATATCCTAACGGAAATATAGCAAGTTATTTAGACGTGAAAGATCAAGATAGACTATATCTAATATTTACTATTAGAGAATTGACATTCCAACAAGGAAATACACTTGGTGTGAATGTACAAACACCATCTGGTGACGTTCAAGTTGAACTAACAAGAGAAAATTTCAGATTTCATGAATTGGATCCAAAACTTGATAAGTTTTTCAATAAATCAAAAAACTCTTATGTATTTAGAACAATCAATAATAAAGAGTTTGAATTAACTCCACCAAATATAGGAATTCAAAAAGCGTTCACAGACTTCATTATTAAAGAAAATAATGATAATAGAACTCCTAATTTGGCCTTTCTTAAAATTATACCTTTCATGTTAGAAGGTAGAACGTCTATAACTTATGATGGAATCAAAGCAAAACTTCAAGAGTTTGAGCAATTAGATGATATATCATTTCAGTTTTTAAATTCAGCTGTTACTAAAATGACTTTTGGAATTAAAGAATTAGTAAAGGTGGTTGACGGCCAGGAGGTCCGTGCCGAGATGCAATTTCCCAACGGAGCGTCAGGTATTTTCGTTATTCATGATGCCTTTGAGGCCTTTATTAAAGAATAAACTTCTTTTACAAAAGCACTATCATATAAATGAATTCTGCATAGATGAATGGCCATTTTGGATGTTAGAAGAAAATATCAAAATAGTAAATGAATTGAACGATGAAGAAGAGAAAAACAGAAAACAAGAAGAAGAATCTCAACAAAAATCGATGCCGAACTTCAATCCCAATAGTATGATGAGTAACATTGGAAACATGACAAATAATTTAGGAAACTTTAAACCATAACAAAAAAGTTTTTAAAATAAAAAAACCCAGACTTTTAAAATCTGGGTTTTTTATTTATTATAACTCTGTCATTAAGAGTTAATAAATCCACCTGCTGATATAGCACCTGTTCTAAGAATTGTAATATTATTTACAATAATACCCATACCCTTGATTGGTTCTACATATGTATCAAGTACACCTATTTGATTATCAATAATCTCTGGAGTATTATTTTCCTCGTCAATCTTATTGAAGTAGTTAAATAGACCATTTTGAGCTACATACTTCTCACAGATAACGTCAGCTTGTAACTTAATCTGTGCTCTGATCTCTGCTGTATTAAATTTCCACTGGAAGTCTAACAACATTCTTGAAAGTTCTCTTTCAAGTTCGATCAATACCTCTCTTACGTGTATGAATGAAAGTGCTGACTTATAAAGAACTTGAGCGGTATTCTCAGTTTCAATAACAAATCCTCTATTTCTCTTAAATGTCAATGGATTCATCTGAGCTAAGTTTAGATACTCAAGATCAGATGGTGTGAATATCTGCTCAAGATCTGTAATACCAGTAATTCTACCGTTATTAACGCCCGCCGCAATTGTCCAAGGAACAATACTTGTTGTTGTACTATTATGCTTTCTCATAAATGTTGTACCAACGAAAGAAGCTGGCGGTACATCAATTGGTCTACCAAAATCATCAATTGTAACATAAGGTAAGAAATATCCAACAGAAGTTACACCCACACCTTTACCAAAAGAGTAAAGGAATGCTGGATTACTTTCAGGATCACCACCCGCTGCAACAAACTCCATTTGAAGTGTTCCATTTCCATCTTTAAATGATGGATTAACAGAGTTTTTAAACTGCTTCAATGAAGGCATGTTTAATATACCAAAAGCATCTAGTCTATCACCACAGATATCAACCAATTGTTGCTTAGAGTCAGATGTAAGACCAAGACCAAATGAATCGATCAAGTATCTAAAGTCAAATGCCTCTTTATTTGTCAATGCCTTGTATAAAGGAGTTCCTTTTACAACAACATCAAGAATAGCTGACTGCTTCTCTTCTGTTCCGTCTGGTACAGAAGCCTCTCTAATTCTAAATCCTTTAAGAGAAATAGCCTTATAAGTTGTAACATAGTCATCAATCTTTGTATATCTATTTGTCTGCTTATCACCATTAAATGTTCTCAATTTAATAGCCGCGTCACAAGATAGTTCAACGTAGTCAGAATTTACAGACCAAACTTTCTTAGTTTGAATTCTTGTAAGCTTCTTAGGCATTTCATCTGGTCTCAACAATGTTGGATCGTAAGATGCTTCTAAGAAGTCACCAATTCTAACCTCAGCGTATCTTGTTCTATTAACAAGAACTTTATTAGGAACTGGTACCCAACCTGTTGGTTCTTCAACCTCAAGAGTTTGTTTGTAATTACTCTTTTGTGATTTAACATAGATTGTAGAGTTTGTATCTAAAGTACTATTTGTGCTCTCGATTGATTCCAATACACTCTGAGTTTCAAGGTTAAAATCAGTAAATGTAACTTTTAGTTTTCCTGTTCCATCAGTATATGATTGTAAATAGATTGGACCATCTACAAATTCTGAGCTATATCCATATAACTTAGTTATATTTAAAGTCTCATCAACAACCGTTTCTGTAACTTCATAAGCATAATAACTATAAGAAGCTGAATCTATTGAGTCAACAACTCCATTGCTATATGTTCCTATCAAAAATGCTCTACCACCAAGTGCAGAATCACCAGAAGCGTCAAATGGAAGTGTCAATCCGTTTTCAATAGTCAATCCTTCGTCTATCTTTATGGTAAATGCACCACTATTAAGTACACCACCGATTACAAATTGATATCCAGCAACCGTACCATCTGATTGATAATTATTTATCTCATCAAAGTAAGCCTTATTGTTATTTGTATATGTCTTACCGTTCTCAACTCTGAAAACAACATAATTGTATCCAGCTAAAGAAGCGGTAATTCCAGAACCAGGAACAAATTGAACCTGAACTCCATCATATAACTCATTCTGATAGAACACATCACCTGTGTTTATCAATCCTTGGTCATAATTTGTATAGAAGTTAGAATATTTACCAACAACACCAAAAGATGCAGTAGAACCATCTAAAACTGGAATGGTATCTTTAGTTTCAAATCCAGCACTATCAATCAAGAATTCATCATCCAATTTATAGAAAACTAACTCACCATTTG